TAAAGTTGGGAATTATTATTTAGATTTTTATGTAAAATATAAAAATAAACCGTTAATTGATCTACAAGATGAAAAGTTTGCTGAAAGTATGAATTTAGCAACAATTGGTTCTGTTCAGTTACAAAATAATAATTTAACCACAAATTCCGTTAATGTTCCCGTATGGAATACAACCGTATTTCCATGTGGAAAAGAAGGTTATGTAATAAGATTTACACATTATACATGTTATAAAGAAGAAAAGAAGGCGGGTTGGGCACAATTAGTAGTTGCAATCGCTACAGGTCTAATCGGCGGAATTTTTGCATTTGCCGCATTACCTGCGTTTTTTGCTACAATTGCAGCAGTTTTAAATGTGGCCGGTTATATATTACTCGCAGCCGGTGGTGGTGCATTGATTGCATATTTATTTGGCAATGATGATGGTGCAGTTTCAAATACAGGTCCATTATATTGGAAAAAATATTTAAACGGAACATACATTTCTGCGCAAACAATTTGTAATGTTAACAATTTTATAGACGTAGGTCCACAATCAACATTGAGTCAATTTGTCAAGAAACTAAACAATCTTGCATCACTCGGAGTCACTTCTTTAAAATTTTTCAAATCGGTATCAGATTTTCCCATAAATAAAAGTAAAATAAATATATCTCAAAATTCTACTGCTCCTGGGATTTATAATAAAGTTGTATCGATTGCTCACCAAAAAAACAGTGATAAAAATTTAATTCTGATGGCAGAATCGAATGACTCAAATGACCGACAAATACTTACTTCGACAGGTTCAAATTTAACAGTTACATCTATACATTATCCTAGAACAGGATCTGAATCATCAGATATTATTCAAGATTTAAAACAAGTTAGATATAATGAAGTATCAGGAGATTATTATGGAATCTCCGCTAATAAATTAATATATACATCTTCGACATATATTAACAACTATACTGGTTCGGATTATCAAGGATCTATTTTTAATCCTACTTCTCCAATTTTTAAATCTTATACTAATGCGTCTTTAACAAATTTAGTATCAGCTGTGGGATTGACAGATAAAAAGTATATATTGGTTCGTGGTGATTCTTATACATTAAGTAATCCTACTTTGCCTATATATGTTGCGTCCGACGTTACTACAACAAGTGCGCCAAACCAATCTACTGCTGGCACAATTCCTGTTACACAAAATGTTAAGTTGGGATCAACGGTGACAGATCCAACTAAGTTACCTAGCGGCGTATCTTTGGATGAAATTACCAGAACTATTAGTATAAATTCCACAGTGTTTACAGATGTTGCAAAAATAGATTCTACAAAAGCTATAGTTGTAGGAGATAACGGAGTAGTTTTATATACAAATGACAGTGGACAGAAATGGCACAGAATTGATTATATAGTCAGAACCGATAATTTCAATCTTAAATCCTCAATTTTATATCCAACTAAAATTAATAGCGTAAATGTTCTGGACATTGTAAATGCAAATAACACAGTTAATAAATTTATAATTATGACAGGACATTCTGATTATAAAAATACAAGACAATCTTTTATTTTGGGATGCACAGTTCCACCGTCCGGTCAAGACTTAAATCCAAATATGTGGAATTGGAATCCTATAAAATTTGAAACTATTTTGCCTAGAAATAATAAAACAAACCAGTTAATTACTAATAAACAGAGTTCTTTTAATAATATATTTGCAGAAAATTCTTCATCTATTGTCGTAGGATATAACTCATTTGACAGTGGTTCGTATTATAATTATTCCATAGGCACATATACACCTTATACTTCTGGAGATATCGATTCTACTATAAATGTTAAATGTAGTTCTAAAATAAGTGATGACCAATATCTATTTGGTGGAGACGGATTTTTAAACATCTATCAATTGACAAGAGATAACTAATATGCAATTATCAACTCTTAATGAATTAATTAAAAATACCGTATCAGATATTGATCTTGTATTTTCACAAGATGTCAGTGAAAAAGAAACTAAAGCTTTGTTAGTATCTGATTTGGCGAAATACGTTTTGACCTCATCAAGATTATATACTGATTTAAAAACGGGAAGTTTTGTTGGAGATTTTGTCGGAAATCATTATGGAAAATCAACAAATTCCACTTCTTCTGTTTTATCTTTGAATTCAGATTTTTCAAATTATTTAAATTATCCTAATAATTCTACATCTTCATATTCCGTATCTTCAGTTTCTGCCTCATATTCTATATCTTCAAGTGTTGGTTTAACATCTTCATATTCTGTTCTTTCAGATACAAGTATATCTTCATCTCATGTAGATATTTTAATATATAAATCTTCCGATTCCACAAATGTTTCTTCCGATTCTTCAATAGCCGGATATTCAAATTCTGCAGATTATTTAATATTTGACGGAAAATATAATGGAAAAATTTATAATTCTATATTATCGGAATTTTCAGTTTCTTCTTCTTATGCCAAAGGATTAATAGATAACGGCGTCATCAAAAAATCCGTGTCTGATTATGAAATCGATCCTGCATTAAATGTAAATGGTGTTTCAGTAAATCTATCTACTGCATCATTTGCAATATCATCGTCAATATCAGATTACTCAGACTCTGCGGATTATATAAAGAATGTAGAATATTCTCTGAATGCAAAATTCGCAGAAAATTCTGACAATACGATATTTGCATATATTAATTTTGATGTAATATTATCCGGTTCAGTTGTTGATGGTGTTCCTAATGTCAAATATCATTTTAATGTAAATCAATATAAAAATATTGCCGATCCAGGTATAGGAATGGCAAAAACATTTTCTAATATGATTGTATTTACAGGATCATATTTTACTCCGCCTGTATCAATTAATAATGGTGTCAATTTACAATCCACTACTGTTTTATCTGAGATCGCATTGAATGGATTTCCAATGTATACTCCTACTTCGTTTTTTTATAGATCTTATGGATTTCCAATTGGAAATGATAAATTTGGAATTGCACTGAGAGTAGGAACTGTAGCTGATGGTGACCCAACAAATGCATATAATGGTGTTTTAATAGGATCAAATATTTCAGTGGTAATGTTTGCAAATACAATTGGAGAACCGACGCCAAATAAAATACCATTTACAGAAACTGTCAAGACATCTAATTTAATACAAGGATGTGCAAAATTATAATTTTATATGCCGTATCAAATTACAAATTTAAAAAAATTACTTTTATCCTTAATACAAGGAGATGATTTAATTGTAGTAACGGATGTCACTAGTAGTGACGGAAAACCCGAAACTAAAAACATAAGCATATCTGAATTTACCAATTATTCATTTACGTCATCGAATGTCTTCAATACGTTTAGAACAGGATCATATAATGGAATTTTATATGGCGTTTTTACAGGTTCGATAGACTCGTCTTCGTTGTCGATTACTAGTAGTAATTCTTTGTATACTAACCATTTGAATTATTCTTCTCAAAATGGAACATCATCATATTCTATAAATTCAGTGACATCAAGTGTAACTGATTATTCGATTTATTCTAACACATCTTCGTTTGTTAACAATTCCGATTATTCAACAACCGCATCTTATGTTTTTTACAATTCGAATATCAAATATACGCAAACATCTGATACATCTTCATATGCATTGACATCAAGCATATCTAACAAAGCAAGATATATAATTCCTTCAGATAATAACGGCACAATTTATCATTCGTTTCATAGTGATAAAAGTTCATATGCAGATAATTCTATTTTATTAGATGCAAATAACGTTACTACGATGTCATATTCATATCAAAGTTTAAATTCAAAGACATCCACAACAGCATCTTTTGCACCACAGTCATTATATTCTGAAAAAACATTTCGTGCAAAATCAATATTATCAAATGTAAATGACTGTTTTGCACACTGTTCATTTAAAATAGATGAAAATTTTAATGTATTGCCATTGACATGGTATAATATTTCCAAAATATCACTTATTACAGAACCTGATGATTTTCCCGGGTGTATGATCGTAGTTAATTACGATAAGGTTGTTCCAACCAATTTATATATAACAGTTAAAGCCGATTGTTCTCCTTTAGGCGGATGTCTACCATCAGATTATTCTCAAGATGTCAATATAGTTACCAATTGTATAGAGATAAATAAAAATATATCATGTTGGGGAGTCAATTGTTCTAATACTTCCGGCATCATTTATATTCACAATCTCGTTTATACCAAAACACCCTGGGATGGCGGTGCGTGGGAAGAATCAAGATATTTGTCATCTCAAAGTCAGAGTCCATTACAATATATGAAAAATGCAGTATTTTCATTTGCTGCATTTTCTTCTCCTGCAAACGTGACTGGTTCTTCTGATGAAAAACCACCTACAACATTATCAAGTAAATGTTAATTATTTTAATAACTCAAAGATATATATAATATATTATGCCAAAGATCAGCGATTTATCACAATATCCAGGACAAGTGATTGGAGAAGATTTTTTTCCACTCGTTCAGAGTAGTTCTCTTACTACATATAGAGCATCCGTGTCTGATTTAATCGTTAATATTTCGACGGGCAGTTTTAGCGGATCATTGACAGGAGAATTAATAGGAAATGTAACGGGATCATTAACAGGCAATGTTATTGGGTTTAGTTCAACGTCATCTATTGCGATATCGGCAGAATCATTACAATATCCAAACTCATCAACTGCTTCATATTCCGTATCATCAGAATCATCAAATACGGCATCTGTATCCTCAATTGCATTATCATTAAATTGGCCAAATATCTCCACATCTTCGTATTCGATTGTTTCTATATTTTCAGATTCTTCAAGTTTATCTACTAATGCGTTAAATTCTATAAGTAGTAGTTATTCTTCATTGACAACATTTGCTGAAACATCATCAGTATCTCTAGTTTCACTAACGGCTGTAAGTTCGGCGTTTGCTCCATCATCAAGTTATTCATTAACGTCTAGTTATAGTAATGCATCTAGTTACGCTTTTACATCTACATCATCTTCTTTATCTTTGGTTTCAGATCAAAGCACGTCGTCAAGTTATTCATTAACATCTAGTTATAGCAACACATCAATATCATCTTCGTTTTCGATAACTGCAAGTTATAACGAATCTTCATCACATGCATTAAAATCTGATACATCAGATTATTCTACTAATTCTTTATATGCATATACTAGCAGTCTTACTCAATTGTCTAACAATTCGATATCTTCAAGTTATTCATTGACTTCTAGTATTTTAAGTTTTACACCAACAAGAAAAGTTTCATATTCTTCTCCTGGAACACATACTTTTAGATTTAAAGGTAATTTTGATCCATATTCGGCTCAACCTACAACTGGTTCTCTATTACTTAGAATTACCGCAATTGGTGCTGGCGGTGGTGGCGGTGGTGCCACTTCTTATGGAACTTCCGTAGGAGGATCAGGCGGAGGCGGTGGTGCATATGCACAATCTTACTATCTATTACCAACTGCATCATCTGACATTCTAACCGTAATTGTAGGAAGAGGAGGTTCTGGAGGAACAGGTTCTTTAGGAAACCCAGCTTCATTCGGAAGTGGTGGAATTGATGGTGGAGATTCATATGTATATTTGACATCGAGCACTATTATAGTTCTTGCCGACGGTGGATACGGTGCCGGTGGCGGGGTAACTACACCAAACAGTGGATCAGGCGGCAAAGGATCGCTTTCTTCAGGTAGTGTAATTGTAAGTGGTGAGGATGGATATACATCAACAGTAGTATCCGGTTCAGCTGGCGGAGCATGTTATTTTGGTGGAGCTGGTGGATTATTTAACACTAGTATTTCTTCATCCGGAGTAATAACATCTTCTTGGTTCGGCAATAACGGAGATTTCCCAGGCGGTGGGGGTGGCGGTGCAAGTTCATTCTATTCATTAACTTCAATAAATGGAGGAAGCGGATCGCATGGACAAGTTATTATCGAATGGCAATAAAAAAATTGAAAGTTTTTAATTTTGTTGATATATATAAATTAGATAATCAAAACGATTATTCTTGTATGTCCCAAAAGGAATACATGAAAATGGGTCTAAAATAGACCATTTAAGAAAGGAAAATATATGTCAGTAGTAAAATATCAAACTAATCCGTTATTTCGTGCAGTTCATCGTGATGAGTTTTTAACTCCATTTGATCAAATTTTCGATGAATTTTTTAAAGCAAACGTCCCTAATTTCAGCCAAGAATTTGGTGTAGACTTTTTTGAAAAGGGGTCTTATCCAAGAGTAGACGTTATTGATTATAGTGATAAAGTTGTTATAGAAGCCGAAGTTCCAGGTTTAAGTAAACAAGATGTAAATGTTGAAGTGGAACAAAATGTGCTTACAGTCAGTGGAGGTAAAAGTAAAAATGTTACAGATTCTCAAGGTGGAAAATATATTAGACGAGAATTGAAACGTTCTAGTTTTCGTAGATCATTTACTTTAGGGGAAAATATTGATAAAGATACCGTATCAGCAACTTTTGAAAATGGTATTTTATTAATTACTCTCAATAAGGTAAAACCTGCGATGACTGAAATAAGAAAAGTTACGATTAAGTAATTGGTTATATATTTATATAATACCCTCTGTTGTTACAAAACAATGGAGGGTTTTTTATTTTTGCCATATATATGAATATGAAATATCAATTCACGTTTGAAAAAATAGTAGGTTTGTCGTCATTATTCATTGCCAGTTGTGCAGCATTTTTTAGCATAATTGGAATTGGAATGTTATTTAGTGGTTCTTCTATTGCAGCAATGATAATGGCAAGTTCATTGGAGATAGGTAAATTAGTAGCAACAAGCTTTCTATATAGATACTGGCAAAAATCTCAACTATTTTTAAAAACATATTTGATTGTGGCGGTTATTGTATTGATGATGATAACCAGTGCAGGTATATTTGGTTATTTAACTGGTGCGTATCAACAATCGGCGTTAGAAACCAAGATATCTGAGGAAAAAATTTCATTAATAATGGATCAGAAAAAATATTCTCAAGATAAAATTGATGCATCTAAGAAAAGAATTGAAAATCTAATCACTTTGAGAAACAGTCAAGAATCCAGATTGAATGAAAGTATGACCAATTCATTAATTGCAAGAAACCCAATACAATTGCGTCAGATACAACAACAAACTACAGATTTCATAGAACAAAATCAAAAAGACATTGAATCAGAAAACCAAAAGATTCAAAAAAATATAGATGAATTACAATTATTCGATAAACAAATTACAGAATTAAAAATACAAAATGGAAATAAGAAAGATATTCAAACTTTCAAATTTATCGCGGATGAATTTGGTGTAGAACTTACAAAAGTAGTAAAATGGTTCATCATCGCATTGATTTCGGTATTTGATCCACTAGCAGTGTGTTTGTTGTTAGCTTATAATACAACACTCGTTTTTACCCCTAAAAAAGAAACAACAAACGAGGCCGATACGAATAATGGTGTTACTTCCATAACAAAAGAAGTGATTAAAGAAGTTCCTGTTGAGAAAGAAGTAGTGAAGGAAGTGCCGGTAGAAAAGGAGATTATCAAAGAGGTGATTAAAGAAGTTCCTGTTGAGAAAGAAGTAATAAAAGAAGTAAATGTATCCTCTGACGGATTGAAGGGATATTTTAGTTTTTAAATTAAAATTAAAAATTTTATTGATTTTCTCATATTGAATACTATATTTAGATATCAGCATAATTATGGACCAAGCAGATATTAAAGAAATTTTAAGTTTATTAAAGTCTTCATATAAAACCGAAGATTGGGAACTTGTGGATGAAGCAATATCATATTTGGAGGAATACTTAGATGATTCCGATTATGATGATGACGAGGAATAAATTATGACAATAATAGTTTTGACGATACTATTAACAGTATCTATATGCGTAAATGTATATTTTAGCATGTCAGTGGATAGATTATATGACCGTGTTGAAACACTATCTAATTGGATAGAGGAATACAAAAATGATGTAAGTGCAACATTAGAACAGTTAAAGAAAATTGATGATAGACAAATTTTTCAAAAAGATGATGATGTAGGTTTTGTTTTTTCTGAAATACTAAAGTTAATTGAAAAATTAAACAAGAGGACTGAATGAAAAAAATTAAGAAACTAAAAAAGGTTAAAAAAGTAGTAAAACCAACTACAAAAAAGAAAGTAAAAATTAAAACAATTCTCAAAAAGAATCCCATAAAGAAACCAAAAGTTTCTGTTCCTGAAAAGGAAGTTACGATTTCAGAAGAAGTTGCTCCTGTTAAAAAAAGAAAGAAAAGAAAGGCATCTGTAAGTAAAATGTATTTTACAGATGATACCGAAAAATATATTATATTATATAACGAAGAAGAAGATCAAAATATTCGTAATAATATATATGAAATGCATATAAAAAATGCGTTTGATAAATTGGTTGAAAATATATTCAATACCTTTAAATTTACTTATTTTGATAATAGTCCATCTGAGATCAAAAAAGAAACGGTTGCACATTTGGTAGCAAATATGCATAAATTTGAAAAGGGTAAAGGTAAAGCATTTAGTTATTTCAGCATAGTTGCCAAAAATTATTTAATTTTCCACAACAACGGAAATTATAAGAAGTTCAATCAACATGTAAATATCTCGGATACTCCCGATGAATCTGCAGTATGTTTACAAGTAGAAGATGCATATCATAAAAATACCGAAATGTCTGAGTTTATGGCTCTTATGATAGATTATTGGGAAAAAAATATACATAAGATTTTTACCAAAGAACGAGACTTAGGAATTGCGAATGCCGTTATTGAACTATTTAGAAATGGCGGAAGAATCGATTCGTTCAATAAAAAGTCATTATATCTTTATATTCGTGAAATAAGTTCATGTAAGACACAACAGATAACCAAGGTTATAAATAAAATGAAACACTATCAAAATATTATAACAAAGGCATATCTAAACAAAGGGTCTTTACAGTCCAATTTATACTAAATAAATCTTCAATAATCCATATATATATGTATATGGATTTAGATTTTGAATTATATAAAGGTAAGAAATATTCTTCTGTACTTAAAGATATTGTTGTCAATTCAGATGACAAACGAAATCAAATAGATATTTTGATTTCCGACCTTCGTAGTATGATAAAAACGGCCAATGATGCGATAGTCATTGTGCCGTTAATTAAAGATTATTTAGATGTAGGTGTTCGCAATGATGAACAGTTGATAAAACTTGCAGCAATCGTTCAACGTTTAGTAAGTTCTACAAATCAAAATGGAGAAGGTGAATCGGGATTTGCACTTTCAGACGATGAACGCAAACAATTGATGGAAGAAGCTGAAAAAATAACTAAAGAATTAAATACCCCAATTGAATTTACCAAGAAATAATTATGTCTTATATTGACGAAAACAAATACTTCTATGAACTGGAGCCTGCCGTTGTTTTAGACGTAATCTTAGATGAGAACCATCCGATTTTTAAAACAAAAACGGTAAAATTAGATTATACATCAGTTCCAGAAAATACCGAAGGTAAATTAGCTGAAAATGCGATTGACTATTCTTGGATAGGTCGTGTTTTGGTCCGACCATTATTTTCATCCTATAAAGTTAATAAAGATGACATTAATGACTGGGCAATTCCGATGGAAGATACTGGAATAATAGAATATCCATTAGTAAATGAAACAGTAATCGTTGGGAGATATTTTAAAACGTTATATTATACTAGAAAATTAAATATTCTAAATGGATTTATAAATAATTCCGCTGATTTTTCAAAGGAAAGAACCGCCGGTCCCAATAACAAAAACGTTGAAAAAAGAACAAACCCGAATGAAAAATTAAAACCATATCAAGGTCCGGAATCAGTTTTAATTTCCATGGAATATGCGGGAAACGATGATAAAGGAGCTTTGGGAAGATATTTTTTAGCAAACAAAAATGTAAGAAGTATTAAAAAATATGAAGGTGATACGGTATTAGAAAGTAGATTTGGTCAATCAATAAGATTTTCTGCATATGATTCTAATAGAAATAACGATACAGGTGCAAAAGAATATAAAGATTATTATAACGAAATAAAAAATCCGTATACAAATAAACCAGCGGGTGGTGGGAATCCAATGATCTTAATTAGAAACCGTCAGAGACCAATTAAAAATACTCCGACGGAAGCTAATCCAGGAGGTTTTGTAACAGAAGATGTTAATAACGATGGTTCTTCAATCCACATTACTTCTGGATTGACACAATCTCCATTTATACCAACTGTCAAAAAGAAAATATTTGAAGAAGGAAACGAAGAAATAAAACAATTTTCTCCTACAGGTTGTTCTTTGTTTAAATATCCAAAATTGACTGGGGATCAAATTGTTGTAAATAGTGATAGATTAATATTCAGCAGTAAAGCAGGCGAAACATTTCATTTCAGTAAAAAAAGATATGCGGTAACTACGGATGATGAATTTACAGTTGATGCTGATAATCAAATTGTTATTACTTCAAATACAAAAACTGTGTTAAATTCTCCAGTAATATATCTGGGAGAATATGATCAAACAAATGAACCCGCAGTTTTGGGACAAAGATTAGTTGATTGGTTATATGATTTATGTAATTGGTTGTTGGATCATACTCATGGAATGAATCACACCCACCCACATCCGCATATTCATCCAAATCCACATATTCATCCTGACCCACACATTCATCCAGATGGCGGTTCTGGTGGTGGACCGACAGGACCAAATGTTCCTCCTTTTACAGAGGAAGGAATATCTACAGGAATAGCAGATGATGGAACTATGGCGGCTTTAACTAGCATAGCAAATCCATCTCCATTGGATCTTACAAAAACCATTGGATTAGACCCTACTTTGAATGCAACTCCGGTAAGCACATTGAATGCAGTTCCAAGTAATGTTGAAAAATCGGGAGATCAAGTAAAATTAAGAGAAATAAGAGATTCTTTAGGCATCATTTTAAGTAAACGTGTATTTTTAACAGGTGGTGGTTATGCTCCTGGTGTATATTCTTCTTTAGTTTCCAAAACTAATATAAATCCGTATAATGGAGAAGGAGTTCCTGGCGGATATAAATCTACACCATTTAGTAATGTTCGTCGTGAAAATCCTGCTGATTTAAGTGATAAATTTACAAAAAATATTATGACTATGGAATCTATTTTAAATCAGACCCAACCTACGGAGGGAAATAATTTAATAAATTTTGAGTAAATTATATATAAATATATGTCTATCTCACTTCCATCTCCACCATCACTGACATCAAACCCTTTATCTGGAATATCAAATAAAGCGAATGGATCTATAACTAATACGGTCTCAAGTATAAATAAAACGGAACCTCTTAAAAACGTTGCCGGATTGAAATATGAAAAGGCACAAATTGATTGCACAACTTTTCCTTTGTCATCACTTGATAAATTACCGATGCCTCCACTACCTGATATTCCACTACCTCAATTACCAAGTAAACAAGAATTGACAGATAGAATAACTCAATTTATTCCAACGGCACCTGGTATTCCGTCATTGCCACAAGTTCCGTCTTTGAATTTACCATCATCTAATCTAACATCACTTCCATCTATCAAAATACCTGAAGTTCCTACATTATCAGCATTAAATCCTTTTCCTGGTTATAAAGAAAAGGTTAAATTGTGGTTGAACGAACCAATTACGTTACCCAATATTAAAGATATGTTACCTAATCTGCCGGAAATACCAAAACCACCATTTTTTACACTTCCATGCAATCAATTACCATCAACTCAAAATTTAGGTAATGTAGCCGGATCTGTCACAAATGCCGCTTCTAATCCAACCTCATTAATAAGTTAATGAATATTCGAATTTTATTTGATAATTATAGTATATGAAAACAGAAGAATTTAAATCCATCGTAAGATCAATTATCCAAGAGGAATTGAAGGTAGTTTTACCTACAATGATTCCAAAAATATTGACTGAAGTATTGTCTAATAACGTAAAGGTAGAACCGACCCAAAAAATAGAAAAAGAACCTATTTCTGAGAAGGTTAAACAACCCGCACCTCAAAAACAATATAAAAAGTATACAAATAATGAGATGTTAAATCAAATTTTGAATGAAACTACTGGGGGTGTTCCTCAAGAAGGATCTTTCGTTGGATATTCAAGCATATTAAATTCTCAACCTTTGAATGAATCTATTAATATTGATACACCCACACCTACGTCAGTGGTAAATGAGGAACAGTCAAAGGTATTGAATGTAATGAACCGAGATTATAGAAAATTAATGAAAGCGGTCGATAATAAGAAAAAATCGGGTAATATACCTACAGGAATGGTTCAATCTCAATAATTTATGGCAAACTCTACAATAGGATTAACATTGCCAATAGAGCGTGGTAACAGTGGGTATTTTCAACAATCATATGATTCACTCACTCAAATACGTTCTAATTTGCTTAACTTTTTCCTAACAAGACCATCTGAACGAAGATTTAATCCAGAATTTGGAACTAGATTGTATAATTTTCTATTCGAACAACGAACCGATGATTTTGAAGATATCTTAAAAAATATAATTAAAGAAGATATTCAGACGTGGTTTCCAAATGTTTTTGTAAATCAAGTGTTTTTAGACATTTCTTCCGCACAAAAAGACAATGATACCAATAATTATATAATAAGGGTGAACGTGCAATTTACATTTAACAAACAAACCAGTAGTTTCTCTTTTGTAACTACTAATAATATATAATTTTTATGCCAGAGATTATACAAAAATCATTTCAACCACTAAACAAAGATGTCAGATATCTTAATAGGGATTTTAATTCCTTTAAGCAAGGTTTGATTGATTTTGCTAAAAATTATTATCCAAGAAGTTATCAAGATTTTAGTGATGCTTCACCTGGAACAATGTTTATTGAACAGGCAGCGTATGTAGGCGATGTTTTATCCTACTATATTGATTATCAATTCAAGGAAAGTTTACTTCCATTTGCAGAGGAAAGGAAGAATGTTTTAACCCTAGCTAAATATTTGGGTTATAAACCATACGCGGCAAAGTCTGCGGTAACTGAAATAGAATTGTTTCAATTGGTTCCGTCCAAGATTGATAGTGATGGAAACTATATTCCAGACGATAAGTATGCTTTGTCATTACGGCAATACATGCAACTCGAAAATATATCTGGACAATCATATCTTATAAGTGACCCAGTAGATTTTTCAGTCGATACGAAGTTTTCTCCAAGAGAAGTTTCAGTATATTCAAGAGATTCTCTTGGCGTCCCTCAATTTTTCTTAATACGAAAAACCGCAAAAGCGTTTGCGGGTAGAATAGTTACAAAAACTGTTTCCGTTGGAAGTGCTACTCCGTTTTATAAAGTAGAATTTGATGAAACTGATGTTTTGGAAATTATTGATGTAAGAGATTCTGAAAATAACAAGTGGTATGAAGTCGATTATTTGGCACAAGACGTAATTTTTACTGAAATTGATAATATAGAGACGAATGATGGAAGTTTTTATATATATAAAACAGAAGTTCCTAAGATTATGAAGTCTTTGAAGACTTCTAAGAAATTTACACGTAATATTACGGCTAATAACATAACATATTTAGAGTTTGGTGCAAATATTGATAATAATTCAGATGAAATTGTATATCCAAATTCAAATGTTATTGGAATAGGATTGTCTAATATTGAAAACATTGATATTTCACTTGATAGTAGCAATTTTTTAAAAACAAATACGTATGGTGTATCACCTTCAAATACAGTTTTAACAATAAACTACATCGTTGGTGGAGGATTATTGTCTAACTGTAATGTAAATGAAATCATAAGAATACAATCTTATGAATTGTTAAACGATTCTACATCGTTAAATCCAGTCGAACAAAACTTATTTAACACGATGGTGCAATCATTAAGAGTTAATAACTATATCGCAGCGACTGGTGGGAAGGATAGTGAAAGTGTTGAAGAAATACGTCAAAATGCAACATCAACATTTGTTTCTCAAAACAGAGCAGTTACTAAAGATGATTATGTTCTTAGATCATTATCCATGCCTTCCAGATTTGGAAGTGTAGCAAAGGCATACGTAAAATCTGATACAGATTTAAATTTTAATTTACAAAAAAATGTTAGTGGGTTTGTAGATTACAACAATAATGCAACGGGAGTTACAAATGATATCGAAAATTATTTTAGAAAGATTAATTACGATATAAGTAATCCATTCTCCATTAATTTGTATGTGTTATCATACGATTCTCAAAAACATTTAACTCCGATAAATGATGTTTTATCTTATAATTTAAAACAATACTTATCAAAATACAGATTACTCACTGACGGAATTAATATAATTGACGGATACATAATTAATGTCGGTGTCAAGTATAACATTGTAATTTATAACAATTATAACAAACGAGATGTTTTAAATTACTGTAATCAGAAAGTCAAGGAGTTTTTTGATATTGATAAATGGGGATTTTCCCAACCAATTAATTTAAGTCAATTAGAATTAGAAATCGCAAGAGTTGAAGGTGTTCAATCTCTAGCACAATTGAGTGTTTATAATTTAACATCCGAAGATGGAAATTATTCTCCACATCAATATGACATCAATGCCGCAACAAAGAATAAAATAATATATCCTTCATTGGACCCATGTGTGTTTGAGGTCAAATATCCAGATATAGACATAATAGGAAATGTAAATTAATATGCATATATTCTTATATCCAGAAAAAGATACGTATATCAACAACGAAAGTTCGTATAAGAATAAAAACTTTGGAATTGATGAAATTCTAGAGTTGAAGTCTATTCCTCAACTTACTAGAGTATTAAACAATTATACTCGCATATCTATTACAGGAAATTACAGTCAATCATTCGTTAATTACTCCGGATCTGTGATAGGTAATATCTATGGTGGTGATAGTTATGCTCTATTATATGTATCAAAATCTGCGGACTTTAGTGCTTCGATGTTTAATGGAGGATTATCAGGTTCTTATAATGGCGGACCCATTACATTAACAAATTTTTCAAATGCAAGTGGTCATTTTTCAGGAACAGTAACTGGAAGTTTAACATCTTCATTTACAGGTTCCATTTGTTATGCGAGCGGAACTTTATATAAATTTAATGGATCTATAAATGGTCAACTAAGCGGAAGTGCTGATGTTTATCAACCATATTATAGTTACATAAACAATCCTGATTTAAGTAGAATACTTTTAAAATTTGATTTATCTAAAATTTCTTCATCTATAATAACTGGAGATATAAATACCGATGATATCAAGTTTTATTTAAAACTTAAAGCAACTCAAGTTGATGAGATTCCATTAAATTATACAGTTTATGCATATCCAATCAGTCAAAGTTGGGAAATGGGTATTGGAAGATATGCAACAGGCGGTGATAGTATAGGTGTAAGTTGGAATTATAGAAACGAATCTGTAACATCAGGACTATATTGGTATGGAACCGGCTCAGTTGGTTATTATGGAACTTCAAGTAATTACTTGATAGATTCTGCATCTGCATCTGCGTCATTTCAAAATGAAGGTGGAACTTGGTTTTATTCGGTCCCAAATACTTATACTACGCCTACTTCAAGTATAAAAACATCGTTTTATAATACTGCAAGTTCTACTCCTACATTTGAAAGTCAATACTCTTCTAGTTTAAATACTAATTTAACTTCAAGTTTTAGCAGTTCTCTTTCAGATTGTCTCAATTCTATATTGACATCTTGTTCGGATTCAAGTTCGGTTGCGTCTGAAAATTATAGTCTTCTATTTAATTTTGCATCATCTTCATATTATCAAACTTCTCAAAGTGTGTCCTCTTCATTGACATCTTTGTATGGAACTGCAAGTGTATATAATTATGCTTATACATCAAGCACTGCCTTTTTATCTTGTTTATCATCAAGTATACAATCGGTATTAGAATCATCCGCATCTTTAGTAAATTATACAAATCAAAGATGTCAATATATTTCTGTATTATCTAGCAGTATATCTCATTCAACAATATATTCTGAATTATACACTGCAATTAATAATTTGGTAACTGCAAGTATATCATCAAGTGTATCTGCATCATCATTGTATAATACATATAACAATTACTATAATAGTTTAGTATCCTCTGTTTCATCTGATTGTTTAACGTTTAATTCAACCGAATGTAGTTGTTCTTCTGAATATCAAAGTTCTAGTATATCATCAAGTTTGATGAATCAATCATATATTGGATATTTGAGTTCAAGTGTATCTTCATCATTACTATCAACATCGTTAAATGTATATCAAACGTCATTTTCATCAAGTGTATTGACTTACTTCTCTGCAAGTTTGATGAGTTGTATTAATTCTAAAATTGATAATATAAAAGAATCAACTCGTTTACAAGTTTCACAAAGTTTGATTCAAAAATTTGCTCCGAAATTCTGTAATTTGGTGACAGGAAGTTCATTAATTTGTTCAGAACAGTTTAATTATGAGACATCTGATGTTAATATTGACGTAACTGATATTGTAAAGGGATGGATATGTGGATGCGTCCCTAACGAGGGAATTATTTTACTTTCGTCTTTAGAATTATCTGATGCAGATAATGTTAATGGGACAATAAAATTCTTTAGTAAAGAAAGCAATACCATTTATTCTCCATATTTGGATATTGCATACGACGATAGTGAATACATAACTGGTAATCTAGTTCCGTTAAATACTTTCAATCCATATACCGTGGTTGTTAAGAACTTAAATAGAACATACAAATTTGGATCAGTAGTAAGAATAAATGTATTTGCAAGAGAAAAGTCTCCATTAAAGAATTTTGTCAAAGGATATCAACAGTCTCAATATTTGAGTTCAAGTTTGTTGCCATCTGAAACTTATTTTGCGATCAAAGATAACAACAGTGAAAATATGATAATGGATTTTGACGAGTATACTAAGTTAAGTTGTGACGGATCGATTCATTATTTTAATCTTGATACTACAACTTTACCAGTTGAAAGATATTATAGATTGTTGATAAAGACAGTAATAGATGGCGAAACTAAAATTTTTGACAACGGTAATATATTTACTATAACGAGATGATTATGTATCAAGAACAGTTAAATCAATTTATCCAAAATGGAACCTATACCTATAAATTAGATAGCGTTGGGAATTTTGTAATTGATGATAACAATCCTAGTTTTGAAACCAAATATTTGAACGTAGGATTATACGATTATTATTATAACATAAATAAAATACAATCCATTACTGAAGTTCAATTTAATGAATTTGTTCCTACAATTACTGTTCCAATCGATACAAACGTGAATACTTCAACTAATTTCGTAGAATCTATACTTCGTGCAAGTGGAAGTTTGAATATTTCAAGCAATGGAATAACAATAACTCCAGAAGCTCTTGCAGAATTAGAATATGCAATTTTGCAATTAAAAGCTGAGAGAGATGATGCAAATACTAAACTTAATACTATAGTATCTCAATTAACTCCTCCATCGTAATATGACATTTCCATACCCATATATAAGTAATTTTACATCTAGTTTTAATACCGCTTCATATTTTAATGAAACGGATGTTATAAATTATGATCAAAATACTAATTCTCCTGAACTATTCTTTGGAAAGTCTGATAGAGACGTTGTTGAGTTTTCATCTTATAATACAATTGGAGAACAAAATTCGTGGAATTATAATACGTCTTCTATAAAATATTTGTCGCAAGTAGGAGTTTATAAAGACGTTGATCGAAACTCAATAACATATAATTACAGACAGGTTCAAACCAATTATATTAAATACCAAAATAATATTTTGGTCGATGTTCAATCAGATCTTTCTTCGTCAAATATTTTTGATGGTCAACATGTAGTTTCTTATAATTTTTTAAGAAACGTTGCTGGAAATCGAGACTATCCACTTATAATTTCAGAAATTTCACCTTCAAGAACCGAATTAAAACTTATTCCATCATTTGCAAAACGTTCAAATGATAATAATATATTTTATCAGAACTTAGCATACGAATCTTTCACAAGAAAACTTGTTTTAATTGAAGATGTTTTGGAATTAATTTCTACAGGAACACAAAATTTCAATTGCGAAAATAACTATAAGTTATTCACATCAAGATTTCCTAATGAAATAAATTATTTTAAAAATTCATTCGGATTCAAATCCGACGATGAGGCTATATTGTTTATAAACTCAGTTTATAATGGTGCAAAAAGCGTTCAGTTAAATCTTTTAAATCAAATCATGTTTAAAGATTTGTTCGGAGTAAATAATTATATTAAATACTGGATGTATACATATTCTAAGAATATCGTAACATTTGATGAGTTATATCAACAAATAAAATATATTGTTGAAAAAGAATATTTAAATCAATTATTAATTATAAATTTTTTCAACTCTGATTTAGTTGTAAATTTACAAACCATTTCTGCTATAGTATACGACTTATTTGTAAAACAAGTTGTAAATCTTGTTCAAAATACGTATATAAATAAATTCTATTCATATTACAAAAACGCTTTAAACTTTGGCGATGGTATACTTGTAAGATTCATAGATCATTCGTATTCAAATGAAAATGAAACGGACGAACAACAAATTGAACTATACATAAAACTTGACTCTCCTCTTCCAAGCGACTTTGATGTAAAAACTAGATGTTGGATTTCAAATGTTAGTATTGCACCAATCGTTCAAAATGTAATATTAATTAATAAGACAATCACACGAAATTTCAAGATATCGGGTCCTGATTTTTCAATTCCGATGAAGAATGCCGAGAAAAACAAGATAAACAATGTTTCTTCTTTAGGCGACAATGTATCGAATAGAGATTTATCGGAAATCAATGTAATTAAAAAATTAAATACTTTAAATGTAGACTATTCTAATTTTTCAGAATTTGTGGTATTTTCATCCGCCGCAATAAGAACTAAAGTGTTCAAAAACAAATTGGAGTTAATAACTTCCTTGAGCGGAAGTATATCAGAATTATCGGTATCTGCATCATTCGCATCTAACATTGTAATTTCATCTTCTTATTCGTCTCAAATCGAAAAGAATAATGATAAAATTAACGAAACTTTAAATTCATTTGATGGTTATGAATCGTATTTGTATAACAATCAATCTCTTATAGAAGGAAGTTTAAAAGATCCTAATTCAAACTACTATAATTATATATTGACAGCAGAAGAATACGATATAGAAAATATAGACAGTTTAGTAAATAACACTCCTGAGAATATAAAGAATGATGAAAATAACTCGGATTATTTGTTATTTTTGTCAATGACGGGACACCATTTCGATAATATATACCAGTATATAAAATCTTTCCCTATATTGAATAATACGGAATCAAGCGACACTTATATTAGTGATTTTGTATATTACATGTTAAAAACTTTCGGTTGGGATACTTCTACCGATTTCGCAAACAAGAGTGAGATTGTATCTTATATTTCAAATACAGTATCATACAAGGATAAAACCGAATCTATCTGGAAAAGAATTCTTGATACGCTTCCTCAAATTTATAAAACAAAAGGAACCCAAGAATGTATAAACTTAATTTTGTCATGTCACGGAATACCATTAAACATTTTAACTGTAAGAGAATTCGGAAGCAATGATATATTTAAAAATAAAAAGACATCATACTTGTATGATGCAAAATATTATTTTACTAAATTTAATTCGAACAATGAATATTTATCGATTCCATATTCAGGTTCTAAATCTTTAGAATTTACATTCAAGTTAAACAAAAATTATTTGACAAATAATGTTGTTGAATTGGTTAATAAAGGATCTAATACTTGGAAAATATACCTTAAAAAAGGAAAGGTAGATAAATACGGAGATGTTGTATTTCAGATACAAGATAAATCTACATCAATTACTAGTGTTCCAATTTTTAACAACGATTCTTTCTTCAATGTTCTATTAAGAAGAAATGAAACATCGTCGTTGCTCGATTCATCCAATGATGAGAATTATGTTCCTACAAAATATGATTTAGTTGTTAAATCATATGATTCAGATAGAGAAACGTTTGCGCATTCATCAAGCATTGTATTAACCAGAACCTATAACGAACTATTTTCTAGTAAAGAGTTTATAAGTTTTGGAAATTACAATAGTTCTAATATTTTTACAGGGTTATTAGATAAAATACAACTTATTCAAAACCCAATATCCGATTATGATTTTACAGAATATTGTAGAAATTACGGTTTTTATGGAAATGAAAACATTGATAAGACTTGGGACTACTTAAATTTCAAGTATAGTTATGATTATCCTGTAAATTTACAAAGTTCTTCTGCAGTAGTTCCAATTTATCCAGACTTCCCAGAAACTAAACGCAACGAAACTCAAAATGGGTATGCTTATAATTTTACCTACAATTCCGTAACACAGTCAAACTCTTGCACTTTCTATTCTCAATCGGTATACCCATATCAATTTGAAGTAATTGAATTGCCACAAAGCATAATACTATCACAATACGGTCCAAATAAATTAAAAAACAATAAAATCCGTAGAATTGAACAAGAATTAACAACTGCACCTTCTCCCGTTCAAAGTGTAGCGACAAATTTGAATGTAATGTCTCCGGATTCAAACATTTTGGGAGTTTATATTTCACCATTCAAGTCAAAAGATGATGATATTTTAAACTTTTATGGCGATTTGAATGTGATGGATTCGATTGCTGATCCTGGAAATTTAAATCAAAGTTCATATAAGGATCTAAACACTCTCAGAGAGAATTATTATAAATTTGACGGTGAACAAGTTTTATATCAAGAATTTATAACATTATACAAAAATTACATCGATAATTCCATATTTGATGTAATTAGAAATATCATTCCGGCAAGAACAAAATTTTTGGGTGGTATTTTAGTAGAACCTTCGGTTTTAGAAAGACCAAAATTTTCTACTGGATTTGCATCCAAAGAAGAACTTACGTCTTATAACGGTTCTATAAGCTTATATGATAATGTTGATAGTCAAATTACATCTACAGATGATTATTCTCCTATATTGGAAGTAAATGATAGTAGAAATGAAATTAAACAATATAATTTTAACAACGGATATATATCCTCAGATGACAATATAAGTTATTTGAGCCAATATGTTCCGGATAACAAACCGTTTTATGATTATGAACAAAAACAGATGTGTTATTTGGTAAAATCTGAAGAAATTCAATACATATATAGCAATGATAAGGTTTCAAATCCTATAGAATTCAAATTAGAAAAGATATTTCCCGTATCAAGTTCTAATGATCTTACACAAATTGGAAGTCAATATATTCCATTAAAAGATTCTAATTTACAAATAACAAATGTATTGCCTTTCCAACACTATATTTATAAAAATAATCCGTTTTCAAAGTTTCAAATCTATTTGAACGATAAACCTTTATATTTTAATGACGATTCATTTAAAGACACCAATGATAATACAGTTACTATAAGTAAAACTACATTGGGAATTGGAAATGTTTATTTAGACAGAATATATGTAAAATCTCGTAATACCGACTTGACTACTATCATCAGTTCTTATGAGATAACTTCATCTACTACGACAAGTTCTTTATCTTATTCTCCAATTTTAACTCAAAGTTTATCTTTAAGTCAAAGTATTTTCAATATATAAAATAATAAAAACTGGAATTCTACACTATTTATATAACATATGGCATATTTAGACAACAAAACAATCATAGTGGACGCCACATTAACTAAAAAAGGAAGAGAATTGTTGGCTCAAAATGGCAATCTTAACATAACATCCTTTGCATTGGCTGACGATGAAATTGATTATAGTTTATATGATCCAAATCATCCTGAGGGTTCTAATTTTAATGATTTTGCCATAAGAAAAACACCAATTTTAGAAGCGTTTTTTGATGAGACCCAACTAATGAAATATAAGTTAGTAACCCTAAATTTAGGTATTACTACTATTCCTATTATTTCCTTGAATATTACTAACATCAATGTTCGTAATACATTCACAGGAGATTCAATTATTTCACCAAGCACTACTCCTGTTTATAATACAACAGTTGGTTATACGGCAATTCTATCAAATAAGAACCTTGGAACAATCGTTCCTACCGTAAACGTTACTGCAAATACGGTATCTAATACGGTGACATCTTTTACCGGAGTTTCAAGTGAAACTTCTCAAGTGGTAATAGGATTGCAATTTAAGTTTTTACCAAATCCAGGTATTGCCGAAACTACAACTGCAAATTTGACTATAATAGGTAATGAAAGCGGCGGTAGTATCACAATTCCAGTAACTGTAACCGTTTAATTTATGACATTCAAACAATTTGAAACAACTGATATAATTACTGGAAAGATTTCCAGAGTATCTTCACCTTTATGGGGCAATGGAAATATAAGTGCTCTACAATCTTCATTTTATACAAACCCATATCAGCTTGTCGCAAGCGGTTCTAACATCAATGATTTGAAAAATGGGTTGTATTATAATGATGTTTATTATGCAGGCGAACCATATTTTTCGGTGGCGTTTGGAAATTTATATGGAAGTGGAAGTTCCGCTGTAGATGTAAGCACGGTAAAAGCATATCCTAGCAAAGTAATATATTCTCAATATAAGAATATTCTATTGTCATCAAATACAACTGAATTTTCATTTGCAACTTCATCTGCTTCTAATACGATAACGTCGTCTAACATTTATGTTATATCATTTTCCACAAATAAGTTCAAAGATCGTCTTGATGAAGGACATATTCAATTTAGTTTGAGTGGCAGTAAGGGAATTTTTACATTCGTTGACGATTATGTTGTTACTGAAAACCTTTCAGATTCATATAACATCGTTAGCGGAAGTATTGTTGATGGAATCGCATCACCATATACAAAAGGAGGAACTGTAAGTGCAGTATATGACGGTATCGGAACTTTATATCCAAAAAATGGAATAATAGTTTTAAACGCAGATAAGGTTGCATCAATTGTTGGAACTAATTTAACTCCCGACATAACCAATACAGGCGCATATAAGTTAAATCAACAAAAGATTTTAAATTCTATAACTTTATGTAATAATAGTTATTTCTACGCAAGAAAATCTGAATATTTACCATCAAGACATTATTTTGTTCGTGTTAAAAATCAAGAATTTAATTATTCTAATAACCCAACTTATGTCTTGTCACCAACCACTGGAAAGATACGTTTCACCGAGTTTTATACAGACCCAAGAACGTATATAACTACCATAGGTTTATATAATGAAAATAACGATTTAGTTGCAGTAGCAAAAACTAGTCAACCCATTCTTAAGAAATTCGACAACGAAGCACTGATAAAAGTTAGACTAGATTTCTAAAATGATCAAATCGTTAAAAAGAAATGATATCAGATACACACCATTTGTTGCCAATAAATCTTGGAACGCACAAAATCAAAGATTCGAAGATTTAATAAGTTGGCAAAGTGGTAGTGAAAGTGGATCATTGTTATTAACGTTTTTTGACTATGGTGATGGAACAAAAATGTCAGAGGTTTCTTCTGCATTTTCCTCTGCAATTGCATATCAACAACAAGATCCAGACTTTGTAAGATTCAAAATTGGCAAAGAAATTACCGGATCTACCTTTTATACAGTAGATAGCAAATATTATAACTCTGATACCAATCCTGTAAACATCGATGATAGTTATCAAAGGCTGGTATATAATACTGTTAAAAATCTGTATTATAAAGAAAGTGAAAATCCTACTCAAATATTTGGATTAGAATCGCTTGATACAAGCGGAGTCAATAGATCTTTGCCTTCACAAATATCTGTATTTTCTGTTCCGCAAAATAAGTTTGGTGAAAAAATTGTTCCTTACAGTGTAAAAATAAACCAAGAACTTGAAGACTGTCACGTCACCGCAATAGATGACGGTAATACAAACTTAGTCATAAGTGGAAGCACTTTCGTTGATAGACAAAATGCAAACTTTAACTGCGTAGATGCTACTATTCAAATAAGTAATAATAACTATGCTTATGATGGATCTTCAAAATCAGTTTCAGTTACCACACTTCCACCAAACTTAACAGTAAAAGTAACTTATAACGGATCTGAAACTCCGCCGACAGAAGTTGGTGTATATTCTGTTTATTGTGAAATAGTAGACAGTTTTTATTGTGGAACTAAAACAGGAACACTGGAAATTACTAAAGCACCGGCAACTATTACAGTTACTTCGGCAACTTTTGCATATGATGGAAATCCAAAAACTCTTTCGGTTACTACAATTCCAGCCGGATTAAACTATTCTCTACAATATAACACGGTAGGATCAAATGTCGATGAAGCTAAAAATGTTGGAACATATACAGTGACGGCAACTATTGTAGATTCTAGATATACAGGAAAATCAACTGGCACATTATCAATAACCGCGGCAGCGTCTTCTATTAATTTCCCATCTATAAACAATATAGTATACGGAGATTTTAATTTTAGAACACTCAGTGCGACAGACAGTATTAATGGGTTTCCAATAAAATATACTATAACCGGCGGTGGAAATTTAGCAAGAATACTAAATAATAACCAATTGGATATAGTTCCTAGTAAAACTGCTGCTTCTTTGGGAACGGTTACTGTGAAGGCCGAAACAATGCCTACTATCAACGGATTTGCTTCAGTTTCGACGACAGTCACATTTACGGTTACACAAAAATCTCTACAAATTACAGGCGTAAGTGCAAATAATATAAAAATTGGAGATTCAACGACGATAAATATAAACAATCAAACTGCAAATTTAATCGGTATAGTAGACGGTAACATTGTAACTATTAATTTGAAACCTTCAACAGGAACTATAACATCATCCGCATCAGAGGGTAGTTTTTCAGTTACTTTGAGCAGCAATTATACAATTACAGGAACAGATTCAGCAAAATATAGTTTGACCCAACCAAGTATAACTGTAAAAGTTGATACATCTGTTAGTATTGAATCTCAGACCGTTACGTATGACACTTACCCATATTTTGTTGGTAATGGAATTACATTTGTTGCAACTTCTCATTTCAATAAAAATGATACTTACTACATAAGTTACGGAAGTGCGTTTTCAAACAAAATAGTTAATGGAGTAACGTATCCTACATTATACAGAACAGATAAATATGTCAATTATACAAAAGTGTCATCCGTTATATATCCTGATTATAATGTTACAAAACCCTCACAGAAGCCGTTAACTGAATTACAGTATTATCCTTTAGATGCGAATACGTATAAAATATTTATATCAAAAGAAGATCCGATCAGACTAACTTCAGAGAGTGGGTATTTATCAACCGCAACTGTTACAATTAAACCTACAACCGCAACCGTTGTATTTGATAATTTAACACAAGTAAATTCCATCAAAGAATATCCTTACACAACAGAGAATTTAAAGAATGTAAAAACTGTGTCGGATGAGATAAAAGATGTAAAGATAAATAAAATTTATATTCCATCCAGAAACGGAGATATTGATATAACAAACTCTGTAAATCCTACTATTACATATAATGGGTCAAATGCAAAACCATCAGCGGTTGGAACGTATAAGATAGTAGCATCATCACCCGGCACTAACATCAGTGTCTATCAAACGGCGAACTTAAATATCGGAGATTTTATATACATATTCACCGACATATATAATTTTAGTGGAAATAATTTAACACGTCAGTTGAATTCTGATATTACCAGTTCATCTTATAATCTTAAAAAATATTATGACCCATCGGTAACAGGCAGTTGGAATACAGTAAAATCTACACATCCAACATTAAATGGTTATACTTTACAACGAGGAGGTTATGATCCAGAATTTGAAATTGTCGGCGGCGGTGGTCCATTTATCCCATCCGATCCTTTTGGTATAGATACATTCTCAATAAACTCCGTAACTTTTAGTAATTTCAAACAATCAATAATAACTAAAATTAATGATTCTAAATTTACAGAGAACGTTAAACAATTGGCAAAAATAGTAATCAATGCGATACCAGCATCAGGATGTGAATTGCCTACAAGTCAAGAAAATAATAAATATAATCTAAAATGGACACCTAATATTCCTACACCATCAGAAAATTGCACAAATAAAATGTTTGCGGGATTATATGCAGTTAGTGTTACTAATACTGACTCAAATTATTCTGCCGATTTTACATTGGATATTTCGATTGAAAGACAATCACCATATACAAACGATAGTGTTTTATATCAATTTACAGGAAATGGTTATGGAAAAATCGGTGGGTCTGGTGCAAGTATTAGTTTTACATTACCATCCAAATATGTAATAGACAAAAACTTGCAATCCGTTAAAGCCTATGTAGGCAAAAACGGAAAATTGCAACAATACCAAATTCAACCTGTTTCATCGGAGATAAAAGGATATTTAGCTGAAGGAAACGCACCTTCGGTTTCAAGAGGCGAATTTGGTTATAAACAATCAAAATTAATTATTGATCCTCCAAATTCCGATTTAAATCCGATAACCGCACCTATTCTTAAAAATTTTATTCCTGTTCCTAAATATAGAGATTATTACGGAGAACAATTAATTGGTCCAGTTCCGATAGGGCCTAATAAGGATTTAATTTTTGTAGGAAATAGTGTGACTCAGGAACAGTTAAATAACTATGGTATTTTGACTGCGAGAGACCAATTATATATTGTTCAAGCAAACGATGTATTAAGTTTAAGTTTCAATGGATATATAAATGACTTTTTATTACTTGGTTATCAAATCTGGGATGTTACGACATCACCATCAATCGAAATGTTCAAGAATTTTACACAGATATTTGTAAGTGATCATCAAGCACCAGATCGTCAGTATGTAAATGTTAAAAATGAAAACTTTACTATACCATCTAGCTTTAAATCAACAGATGTTTTAGTCATATCATTCCGTGACTATAGTGCAAATAGAAGGTGGATAGCAGGACTACACAATTTAAATTTGACAGTAAATCCTGTATCAATATCTTTGATCGGCGATCCGGTGGGTGGCAATAGTTATTTTATAACCGGATCTCAAACTGGTTCTCAATATGCACTATTAGGAATTATTGCTGGTGGTGCTCAAGATAAAAATGCCGGAACATCGTCTGTGTATTTCAAGTCATATAACGGAACTATGTATGGCACTCAAGGTAATAGTGATTTTACAAATGCTGTTGGCGAATTAACAAATATTAATGAATATTACAACACAGCATATAATGGTAAGGACGCATCCGAAGGTGGCGAACCAGTAGACTTCCTTAAAGTTTATGGAAAATATGGTGTTAGAGGAAATTATACAATTAAAGGATTTGGAATCCGTGAAATTTATGCAAATAGTTCATCGGTTTACAATATAAATTATATAACATAATATGAATTTTAATATAAAAAATGAAAATTATGGTTATAAAGTTGCTTCTTATGGCGATTATATTGCTGTAGGATCGCCTCCGTCATTTAGAAGTGGGTCCGGATTTAGCATCGGCGAAGTATCTGTTAAAAAATACAATTATAGCACCGGAAAATATGATGATTATTTGACTCTTCAAAAATCTATAGATCAAGATAATAACAATGTATTCAATTTATCACAAACTGATGATTTACAGACGGAAGATTCACAATATATACAATATGATTTCACAGACAATACAGGTGTAAATAAAATAGAAAACGAATATGGAAACGCATTATCATTGTATAATAATGATTTAGCAATTGCTACAAGATATTTTTCTTGTTCTGTTTATTCTCCGAATCCAACTACACTAATAACCGGTTCAAATGTTGATGTATACGATATTTCTACACAAGATGTTATTCCATACTTTACTATTACGAGTTCTTTTAATAGAGAAAGTGGTAGTTTTGGATGTGACGTATCAATTGCAAACGGAATCCTTGCAATAGGGGCAAATAAATCTTTCAATCATAAAGGGGAAGTATTATTATATACAAAATCGGGAAATATTTGGAACTATTTAACATCGCTGACAGGAAGCAATAGTATAATAGGAGATTATTTTGGATCTTCTGTAAAATTAGATGTTAGTAGCAGTCAACGACTTATAATTGCTAATAGTTCATCCAATTCAAGCAATGGAACCGTATATTTCTTTGAGTCTTCTTCCGTTGGTTGGGTAGAAGTTACTAAATTTAATGGTGACGGAGATTTTAATTATAAATTACCGTATTTTGACATGTATCCAAGTTCATCATCATCTCAATCATATGATAACTTTGGCAAATCATTATCAATTTATGGTGACTGGGCAATTATAGGATGTCCAAATGAATCTCAATATTATGAATATAGTGGATCTACGTTAATAAAGAGGGGTTCAGCATTTATTTATAGAAGATGTAATAATAGATGGGAAAAAACTCAAAAGATTCATAACGGAATAGTTGATGATGATCATGGATACTTTAAAAATAATAAATTTGGATATAGTGTAGATGTATTTGGTGATTATTTAGTAGCATCCTCTCTCAAATGGAATTTTCCATTTAGCTCAAGTTACATTACAGGAACTTTAAATTCTGTATTATTCGATGAATCGACCGATGATTCAAATAACACCCAG